TGATGGGTACAGCCGCCGCACTTACGTGGCGGGTGCGGTCTACGAGATTTCTGGCGATCAGTTGACGGCGTTCTTTGATGAGGGAGCGGTCGAGATGGTCAATCAGAAGCCGGAAGCCGCGCCAGAGAACAAGGCGCGCAAGCGTGCGCCTCGCACCAAGGGCTAGCCTATGCTGCCGTACCGTGGCCGCTACAATCGCCGCTCCATCGTCACGATAACGCCGCCAACGGGCGACGCGGTATCGACAGCGGACATGAAAACCTATCTGCGGGTTGACCATACGGACGATGATGCGCTGATTGCGGCGTTTGTCGATACGGCGACGGAAGCGGCCAAGCAATACACTCGGCAGGCGCTGCTGACAGAGGTTCTTGAACTGCGCATGGACGGCTTCCCCGGCGATGATGACGAGCGCATCGTCATGCTTGGTGGCGGCATGCATGACGCTCATTATCGCACGGTGCTTGGCGGCGTTGGCGAAGTTGACCTGCCGTTTACGCCGATCCAGTCGCTTGACAGCATCACGAGCTATGACCGCAGCAATGTTTCTAGCGTTCTGTCTAGTGCGGCCTACAGTACGGACCTTCGCGGCGGGCGGGTTTACCTGAATGACGGTTACACATGGCCGACCGATCTGCGGGACCGGGACGCGGTTTATGTGCGCTACACGGCAGGCTATGGCGCGGCGGCGATCCCGCTGCCCATCGTCCAGGCGATCAAGCAACACGTCGAGGCGATGTATGAATGCCGGGGCGGGTGCGCCATGCCGGAAGGCTGCAAGGCGCTGCTAACGCCCTATAAGCGCTACGATCAGCTTGGCTGGTTCTGATGACGCTCTGCAACAAATACAGCGGACGCCAGCTAACTAGCCGCGTCACGTTTGAGCGCGCCACCAAGACCGGTGACAGCGCGGGCGGCTGGACTGAGGCATGGGCTACCATCGGCAGTTCCCCGCGCTATGCGATGCTGAAAACGCTTTCAGGCCGTGAGGTGCATCAACACGACCGGCTAGAGGCTAGGCCGCGCGTGCTTTGCGTGACGCGCTACGACGCCACGCTAGAGGCGGCGGACCGCGTTGTGCATGACGGCAAGGCGTATAACATCCGCGACATCCGCAACGTCGATTTTGCCGATACATGGCTGGAAATGGACCTGGACGGCGGGGTCGCGACATGAGCACGATCCGCATTGAGCTTGACGGCGTGCAAGAGCTTATCGCGGCACTGGAAGCCGTGGGCAAAGACGCGGTTGCCGAGATCGGCGCGGCGGTCACGAAAACGGCACTTGATGTTGATCGGGACATCAAGAAGCGCATGCAAACAAGCCCGGCTAGCGGGCGGGTGTATCGCCGCGGCAAAGGGCGGAACCGCAGCCGCCTGCACCGTGCCAGCGCTCCAGGGCAGCCGCCTGCCATTGATACCGGCAGGCTTATCAATTCGCTGATGTTTCGCCAAGAAACGCCGCTGATGGCCAGCGTTAGCAGCAACGCCATTTATGCGCGGCGGCTGGAATATGGCGGAGGCGATAGCCGCGGCGTCTACATTGCCCCGCGCCCGGCATGGCGTCCGGCAGTCGAAAAGATGCGCCCGAAGCTGGCAGAGCGGATTGAGCGAGCGCTACGGGACGCCATGGCATGAGGCATGATGAGCTAGTCACCGCGGTATTTAACAATCTGAACGTGTCCGCGGTGACGACAAAGCTATCGTCCGCCTATGCGCCATTGCCCGCTATTTTTGCCGCCGATGCGCCCCAGGTTGCTGATGCGCAAGTGACCGGCAACTTTCCGTTTGTGTCCTTCCTGATCGTCAGCGACCAGGGGCTCGCGACCAATGAGAAGTTCGGCATGGATGCGCTGGTGCAAGTCGATGTCTGGCACCGGACGCCAAGCATGAAGGCGCTAACAGTTGTCAGCCGGGCCGTGTTCGAAGCGCTCAACCGCGTGGCCATGCCTGACGTGACCGGCCACATCGAAACGCGCGTTGAAGATGCGAGCTATTCGACCGAGCCGGACGGCAAAACCAAGCGCGCGACCCTAGAGTTTCGCGTCACCTCTCTACCACTCTGACCGCCTGAAAGGATACGACAATGGCAGCAGAAGCGGGCCGCAAGGTACTAGTCAAGTACAGCGCGGACAACATCAATTACACTGCCGTCGCTGGCGCGCGCATGGGTGAACTGAACGTGAACGCCGAGGCCATCGACATCACGGACAAAGGCGACGCAGGCATTCGCCAGCTTCTCGATGATGTCGGCACGCATTCGATTTCGCTGACGTGCGAGGGCGTGTTGCTTGATGACACGATCATGGCGCTGATGGAAGCTCCCGGCACCGGCTCGTCGTTGCACTATTTCGAGTTCGAAATGGGCAGCATCGGCGACTTCAAGGGCCAGTGGTTTATCACGAACTTCAAGGTGGAAGGCCAGGAGGGCACAAACCCCATGACGTTTAGCTTTACCGCTGAGAGTGCCGGAACAATCGCTTACACCTAATAGGGGTTCCTATGCCGAAGGTTTTTCGGGACATCGATATTGAATGGGAAGGCGAGCGGTACACGCTAACGCCTTCCAACCGCCTGTTGCGCCGGATTGAGAGCGAGGTCAGCTTAACCAAGCTCTTTAACGATGCGCAGGGTGGCGAGCTTTCCATTCCCAACCTGTCCTATGTCGTCTGCGAGTTCTTAAAGGCCGCAGGCGTCAAGGGCATTGATGAGGATGGCATTTATGGCGACCTGATGGCGGACATGGCCAACAATAGCGGCGCGCTTATCATGCAGATGGTGGAGGTGATCGCCGCAGCCATGAGCCCGCCGGACATTGACCCAAAAAAGCCCGCCGCCGCGCCCGCCAAGCCGAAGGCAGGCAGCAAAAAGACGGCGGCATAAGCGACGGCATAGACTGGGAAACCATGCTGATTTGCGCCCATAATTGGGGCATTCAGCCGGGCGAGTTTTGGGACATGACGCCCGGCGAGTGGTTCACCTTGCTTTATCACTATCAGGACCAGCAACGCGGGCGCGTGACGAGCCTCACGCGGGCGGAGGCTGACGATCTTTACGAATGGGCGATGGCCAGGAAGGAAGAGTTAGAGCATGGCGCTTCCTGAGATGCGCGTTCGCGTTTCCGCCGATACGCGGGACGCGGAGGCTGGGCTTGATCGTGTTGGCGCTGCCGCTCGTGAGAACGCGAGCGCCGTTGGCAGGATGGCCAACACGACGCGGGCGGCTGGCCAGGTCATGGGGCGCGTTGCAAACGACAACCGGGGCTTTGGCCGCAGCATTCAGAATGTTAGTTATCAGGTTAACGACTTTGCAATGCAGGTGGGCGCAGGCACCGCCGCGAGCATAGCGCTTGGCCAGCAGTTGCCGCAGTTGTTGCAGGGCTTTGGCGTGCTTGGCGCGGTTCTTGGCGCGGTTGTCGCGATTGGCGTTCCGCTTGCGCGCGTCATGGGCGACTTGGCCGATCAAGGCAAGGACATGACGAGCATCTTTGGCGAGTTGCAGCCATTTGCCCGCGCGGCAGGCGATGCAATGGTGTTTGTCAAAGACGTTGGCATTGTCGCAATCGAAGCCGTCATTAACAACCTAGACCAGTTGGTAATCACGGCGGGGCTAGCCGCCGCCTACTTCGCCGGGCCTGTGGTAGCGTCGTTTGTGGCCGCTCGCATCGCGGCACTCACTCTGGCGGATGCCCTAGGCTTTCTAAGGACCGCGTTTATCCGAACGGCCATCGGCGCGGTTATCGGCGCCGCTGGGTATTTGATTGAGCGGTTTTTAGCACTAAGCCGCGCGGCTGGCGGATTTGGTGCGGCGTTTAGTATTGTTATGACTGCCGTTAGGGAGATGTGGGCGGCGGCGATTGTCTATATGACAGAACAATTCGCCCGATTTTTGCTAACGGTGGCAGAAGCCGCCGTGGAATTGAACAGACAGCTTCGTTCGCAAGCTCTTCAAGAAATGACTGACCGCATGCTTAGGGCGGCGGCGCAGTTGCAGGAAGTTTTCCGCGAATTGGGCGGGAGCGCTCAATTCGAGCGGGCAGAAGCTGCGATTGCGCGAATTATGGAGCTTTTGCGAAGGGCTGATGGCACGCCGTTTCGGTTGGGGTGGGGCGGAGAAGGTGAAGCCGGAGAAAGCGAAAGCGCCGCCAACCGCGAACGCCTTCAAACGCAGCTTGACGCTATCCGCGAAAGCCAGATGACCGAGCAAGAGTTGCTTATGACGCACCTCGCCCAAAAGAAAGCCATCCTGGACGAAGCGCTGGCGGCAGAATTGCTGGCGAGGCAGGAGCATGCCGACCTTACGCGTTCGCTAGAAAAGGAAACGGCGGACAAGATTATTGATATTGAAGCTGCCAAGCGGGCGACCATGCTAGGCCAGACTGCCAGCCTGTTTGGCGCGCTTGCCAATCTCGCGCAGGCCGGGGGCAAGAAAACCGCGACCATTGCCAAGGCGTTCGGCATCGCGGAAGCGATCATCAACACCTACGTGGGCGCGACGAACGCGCTCCGCATGGTTCCTTTCCCGGCCAACTTCGCGGCAGCGGCGGCGGTCATTGCAAACGGCCTTGCCAGCGTTGCCACTATCGCCAGCGTCAACACAAACAGCGGCGGCGGTTCGGCTTCCGGTGCGGCGGGTAGCGCGACCGCCCCGCCTCCGGTGCAGCAACGCCCGCTTGACGTGTTCATTCAGGGCGTCGGGCCAGGCGATCTTATCAGCGGCGGGCAGCTATCCTCGCTATTTGATAAGCTGGTAGAGGAAGCTGGGGACCGCGGCATTCGCCCGGTGTTTGCCACATGACCATAATCATATCCGCCGCCCGCGCCTCGACGCTCGCCACCGCTGGAACAAGCAACAATCCGTTTGTGCTTTGGGACAACTTGGGCGCATCCGGCACTTGGTCAACCGATGTCGGCACGCAAATCAACAGCGCGGCCTTCGCGGGCACCGGCACGACCTATGACCAATGGAGCGCTACGCCGGACGCAAGCGGCGATGCGGCGCTAGAGGTTGACCTGGGGAGCGCTCAATCGGTTAGCATGGTGGCCATCGCGGCACACAACGCAGGCACACTTGGCGCGGCTGTTTCCGTGCAATACAGCGCCACCGGCACGGGCTCATGGACTACGGCAGGGGGCGCGACCAGCCCAACGGACAATCAGGCAATTGTCTGGTACTTCGCAGAAACGAACGCCCGATATTGGCGGGTGCTATTCGACCGGGCGGCGGGCGCAACTGGCGCTGTTGTGTGCGGTGTGGTATTCGTCGGCATGCCCCTGACCATGCCGCAATCGATCTACCAGGGCTACCGTCCGCCGATCACGCCAACGGAAGTGGCGCTGCAATCGAACGTTAGCGAGGGCGGGCATTTGCTAGGCTCTAGCGCGGTCAAGCGCGCTTCGACGGCATCGACCGAAATCCGGCATTTGCCTGACACCTTCATCCGATCCTATGGATCGG